ACAACATACACTAAGGCATCTTAGGGTATGTGTATGTGCGGGGCAAAAACCCCTTTTTTGGGGTTTTTGGGAGTATCGAAAAAATTACGATAATTTAATTAATTATCTAAAATTAAAAATTAATTATTCATAATTATCTAAAATTAAAAATTAATTATGAATAATTTCGGAGAAAATATTAAATGGCTACAGTAATTAGAACTGCTATATATTCAGACTTAGATATGGAATTAACTAAACAAACAGATGGTGATGTTAAAAGAGATACAGAAATAGAAGCAGTTATTCACTCTCTTGAAAATATTATATCAACAACTCAAGGTTCCCGTAGAATGTTACCTGAGTTTGCTATTGATATTCATAATCTATTATTTGAACCACTTGATAAAAGAACCGCCGAAATGATAGGTAATAGAATAGTATTGGCAATAGAAACATGGGAAACAAGAGTAGAAATAATAAAATTAAATATTGATGTTAATTATGACCAAAATTTATACAACATGACTTTGGAATTTATGTTGAAACCCTACGATGAAATAATATCAATAGACTTTGTTTTATTAGCACAATAAATATAAATATAAAAGAAATATAAAATATTACGGGGAGAAAAATAGTAATGAGTACCCTTACACCTGATTATCTTTCAATAGACTATTCTAGTCTTATAACAAGATTAAAACAACAATTAAGAAATTCAGATACATTTGCAGATTATAACTTTGAAGGTGCTAATATCACAATTCTTTTAGAATTGTTGGCATATGTTACTGAATTAAATACTTATTTTACAAATAAAGTAGCAAAAAATGTTCATATAGAAACGGCAGATGTTTATGAAGCCGTAAATAGAGCCGCAAGACAAATGGGATATGAACCAAAAGGTGCTATTTCATCAACCACAACACTTACTATAACTCTTACAGGTGCAATTCCTGGTAACACATATAGATTATATCCATTTTCACAATTTGAATGTCCAGACGAACAAGATGAAAATGGTGATACAATAAAATTTTCAAATACAACTCTCTATACAGAGGTTGCATCTTCATCCACTGTTATATTTGAAGATGTAATGGTTAGACAAGGTATAGTAAAAGAATTAACTGGATATACTGGTGATGATTTAATTGATAATGAATTATTTTTACCTTCTAATTACGCATATGATAATAATCTTACTGACGATTATCCATCATTAGAGGTTAGAATAAATGATGTGGCATGGACGAGAGTACCAGATTTTTGGGATGAACTATCTGCTTATTATACAAATGATGATGTTTATATGTTTGTATATGATAGATATGGAAGAAGCAAAGTAGTATTTTCAACTTCAAGAAATGTACCAACAGATGATGATACAATAGATATAACTGTTTTAGAATCTTTAGGTGCCAATAGTAATGTTGGTGCTAACTCAATTACAGCATTTCAAACAAATCTTATTTATGATGAGGATGAAGGTGAATATATTGATTCAGAACAAATAATAGAAGTGGTAAATGACACGGCATCATCTGGTGGTCAAGACGCAGAAGATATTGGAACAATAAAAGAAAATGCTAAAGCTTCATTACATACACAATATCGAAATGTTACTGCTGTTGATTATAAAGCCCACTTACAAGAAAGGTCGGATGTTGCAGTTGCAAAAGCGTGGGGAGAACAAGATGTAACACCAGCAGGTGATATTACTAATTATAATTTAGTCTATATATGTTTATATCCTTCTTTATGGAGTACAGACAATATTAATTGGACATCAACAACATTTTCAACTACTTGGGGTTTGACTCAAGCAATTGTTGTACCAACAACATATAATAGTGATTGGACAACGGAATTATCTCTTTATTTAGAACCAAGAAAAATGATTTCAGCATATGAAACATACACAGTACTTGACCTTGTTTATTTTTCATTTGATATTAGCGTAAGAGTAAAAAGAGGTTATGATTTTACTTTAGTACAAACTGATATAATAAATAAACTTCAAAGATATTTTAGAGCAACAAATCAAGAGTTTTATACTATTATAAATTTTAATGATATTGTTGAATATTTATTAGATATATCTGAAGTTGGAACATCAGATAATTATGATAATATAAAAGGTATTAGAAATTTAAATATTAGAGATATAGAAGTTAGTCATACGATGTATGAAAATAATGAAGTAGGTAATTATCCATATTATATAGAAGATTCAAGTACATATGATGGTGATAACCAGTTAAGAAGGATACAACTCGGTTTAAATCAATTTCCAGTATTAGCAGTTGATACTGTAAGAGTAACACAGGAAGATTAATATGAAATTTACTGATCCAAATTATAACACTTTAAAAACATATTTTGATATTTTAAAGAACCCAAGAAGTAGTGATGCAAATTCTTATCTTATGACTTGGCGAACACCTATTGTTGTTCGTGGTGGTGTTTATACACCATTATATCAATTGAAAGATAATGGTGATTTTGTTGGTTATAAGTTTATTATTGAAGAAGTTGATGGTGATAATTTTGTTTTTTCATATGGTGGAATGTTATCAACTCATTCAGAAGCAACGGAATTAGAAGTTGGTAAAGAAATGTATTTTAGAAAGGACGCATTCTTTAGAGATTGGTTAAATGTTAATTCAGATACATATGCCAATTTTGTAAATGCAAATAAAACATTCATATATTTTGGTAAAATATATGAATTATCTAACAGTGCTAGTAGATATTTTATTAAATTCGAAGGTTTAAAGAATTGGATTATGGAGTGTTTACCACAACATAATCGAACAGAAAAACTAACAGAACTTTTAAATGTTTCATTTGACCAAGTATATCACGAACCATACAATATGTTAAAGAATGTGTTTTCATTTTTTGATCCAAAAGAAGTTCAATTAAAACATTTATATTATCTTGCAGATAAATTTGGTGTATCAATAGATGTTGATTTATTATCTGAAATAGTTCTAAGAGAGTGGGTTGATTCTTTAATTAATCTTTTAAAGAGAAAAGGTACTTATACATCTTATTACATTATTTTTAAATTATTATTCTCAAATACAAGAAATAAACTTAATATTTATGAGAGATGGTTGGAATTATGTCATCAAGATATTTTTGGTGATACAACCTCTGAAGGTTATTTTGAAGACCATCATATATTAGAACACTATGGTATTCATCCTTCTGGTGGTTCTGGTGATTTATGGTATGCATCATATGACCCAGATAATTATCCTGCACCCACAATAATACCACCTTGGCAAAATTCTACATATACTTGTGGTAGTGATTATCTTAGTCTTGGATCAGGTTCCTTTACCGTTTTTGATGATAGTGGTAGATTGGCTTCACAAGATGATAATAGTATTATAGTTCATGGACTTGTACCAGATGAGGACACATTTTATGCCTCAAGATCATGGTTTTCTCGTTCAGTTGCACATGGTGGATTTAGATATTGTTTTAGATTTTATGTATCATCAACAACAACTCTTGGTGGTTCGGTTTTTATTTGGACCATAGCAAATACTGGTAGTAATATGTGGCAAAATCTTGATGATCCAGTAGGTCTTTATTTAAATGTATCTTTAGCAAATAATTTGAGAGTTGGATTAAGAGTTGGTGAAACAACACAATATCTTGTTGATGGACAAACAGGAGAAGCAGATAAAGTTATTGAATTTGATACTTGGTATTATGTGACAGTAAATTCATATTCAAATCTTGATTTTGGTGTAGATGAAGAAACCTATGTAAAAGCAGAAGTTTTTACAAGTAATAATAGATTACCAAGTGAGAAAGTGGCAACTGGTACACTTGATTATGATGGTTTAAGTAGAGATTATTTACTTATGGTTACTCATACTAGAGATGCTGCTTTTATATCCTGGTATTTTCATGTTGCATATTTACAATATCTAAATGAAAGTAATGTTTGTTCAAAGAAAGAATTGACTTGTTCAACTCCATTGGATTTATCGGAATTTATAGGAGTTGATACTGGTAATAACATTATAAGTCAATCATCTGATATGATTGAGGTAGAAGATTTTGATCCAGATACAGATACCATGTATCTATACAAATCTCTCACCACTCTTGGTAGAATTTATGGTGGATTTAAACATTGTTTCACATTTTTTATTCCATCATCGAATACAGGTAGTGGTAAAATTTATATTTGGTTACAATCAAATGAGACAGAAGAAGTATTTGATACTATGACTACTGGATATGGATTTTATATTGATAATTTTCTTTCATTAAGATGTGGTTTAAGTAGTCCATCAATATCAAAAAGTATTGGTACTATAAAAGAAAATGTATATTATTATGTCTCAATATATACAGAGGATATGGATGAAAATTATATAGCTGTTGATATATATGATTCACCTGAAAGAAAATCTGAAAATTTAATTCTTAGTGGAAACATAGCACATGATGGTGCAACCAGAAATTATTTATATGTATTGAATCAAGGTCCATTATTTAGTGGTAGTCATGATATAATAATTTCTGACTATTATACTAATTTCACTGCAACAGAATCAGTAGCGGCTAGTGGTAATTTATTTTTATCGCCACATTATAAAGTTGAAATTGATTTATCAACTGAACCAATGGAAGAAGGTTCTATCATAAGTGAGAATTATTCAAAAGAATTAATTAGATATTGGGAATATATGAAACCGGTATCTAAGTTCGTTGATTATCATTATGTTTTGGCACCACTTGCTATAATTGATGATTTTAATGAATATAGAGAATTGTATGAAAATTCAATTGTTGGATATTGTGATACAAAATTTACAGGGTCATTCTTTGTTTCTGGTGGAACAGCTCCACCGTCTATTGATTATGGTGAATCAACATATGTATATAGACAAGGAACAAGTAAATCAGAATGGAAAATAGTACATAATTTAGGAACTTCAGACGTATTAATACAAGTATATAATGAATTTAATGAAATTATATATATGGATACTGTTCAAGTTTTAAATACAAATACAGTTATATTGACATTTGATACAGCAGTTAGAGGTTCTGCATTTGTAGCTGGATTAAAAAGTTGGAATGTTCTTCATAATCAAACATCTGAGACTGATCCGTGGACGATAAATCATAATATGGGAACAGATGAAGGCGCCTTAAATTATGTATTTGATATATATAATTTATCGAGAACTGAATATTTGGTACCAGATAGTATTGAGAGAACCAGCACTGACCAAATAGTTGTAACTTGGTCAACAACTGGTAAATCAATAGTAAAATCAGGTAGAATGCCTATTAGAGATGAAGATTATATACATACACAAGCGGTTGCATCAACTACATGGACAATAAATCATAATCTAAATGCTGCTGGTTTTATTGTAGAGGTTTGGGATAGTGATGATAAATACATATTTCCTAAAACAATAAAACATACAAATTCAAATACAACAACTATATACTTTTCTGAAGCAGTTGCCGGTACAGCAGTTCTTGTATATTTCCAAAGAGAATTTGAGAATGAAGAAATTGTTAATACAATTTTAGGTTCGGGTGCTTACTGGATGATTGGTGATGAGGATAGTGATACATTTAGACCTGAAGTATCAAATTATTTAAATTCACCAACAACAAGTGGTGCTATTTTAGATGAAAATGTTATAGAGTATAGTGATAAATATATAATAAACTTTACTATTCCAACAGGAGAGGAATATTCAATAAAAGAAATTGGTATATTTAATGGTGAGGGTAATATTATGTTCTATACAAGATGTTCCGAAGTATTTAAACCAGAAAATGTACAATTAGATTTACATTATAGAATAGATAAACAATAAAGGAAAAATAAATGAGTAGATATCAATACTGGCAATATATTGTTGACGAAGAAGGAAGACCACTTGAAGGTGTTAATATAAGATTTTATCTAAGTGATAGTCCAAATACCGAAGCAGATATATTTCTTAGTCCTACATTAGGATCACCAACAAAAAGTTCAATAGCAGACATTGAATCAAATGCAGATGGTTATTTTGAGTTTTGGGTTGGTGATGAATATGAAACAGTTGGTGGTTATGTTTCAACACAAAGGTTTAGAATAACCTGGGAGAGAGCTGGTATTTTAATGGGTTATATTGATAATATTGATATATTTCCACCAGTATTTCAAGTAGATGAAACAGATGAAGAATCGCTAACATCAGACCAAAGAAATAAACTTATAAGTAACGCATTGGCATTTAAATGGGATCACCATGTAAATTCAACTTATGAGGAACAACCACATAACCTACTACCAGTTGACTGGACAGATGATGACCCAACATTCAATAAACTTGTAAATAACACAATGTTGAATTACTTATTCTCCGTTCTTTCTTCAGCCGGTACAACCTCTATTGGTGTATCGGGTGCTGCCGCTCGTTATTTTACAGTAACATCATGGACGGCATATGGTGGTTATTATTATGTTGATTTACTACACGCTCTTGGTAATCAATATGCAATAGTTCAAGTTATGACTCAATCAACTGGTGACAAGATGTTACCACAAAGAGTTGTTGCGTTAAATAAAGATACAACAAGAATATGGGTGACTACACCTTTTAATGCTGAAATAACAATAATAGGATAACAATAATTATGTCAAGAAAAAAGTTTTGGGGTTATGTAAAAAATGAATTAGGTAGAGTAATACCGGATGCCAATATAAGATTGTATCTCAACGGTACAGATAATTATGCAACTATATACTCAACACCTGTTTCTGCAAGTAGTGATGAGATTGACCAAGATACATTTTCAGCAAATTCATCTGGTTATTTTGAATTTTATGTTGGTGATATGTATGAATTTGGTGATAAAATAGGTTATCAACCCGACCAACTTTTTGATTTAAGATGGGAATCACCTGATGGTGAAAAATACGGTAATATTGATAATTTACAGATATTTTATCAATTATTTTTATGCGACCCAACAGACGAATTTGATACAGTAAAAAATAAACTTGTAAGTAATGAAGATGCTTATAAATGGTCAACTCATGTTGAGGAAACTTGGTTTCATAGAGTTCATCAACTTGATTCTCTTGATATCAATGATTATTCAAGTGCTACATTTAACAAACTTGTAAGTAATAAATTAATGAAAGATTTATATGATTATATACCAACATTTCTAATTAGTGGTGGTGGTGTAAACTACATTGAAACTATTGGTTCTGGTGGTATGACATTTTTGGTAGATGCTGGATCATGGTCTTCTGAAAGTGGTTATTATGTTTATACAGTTAATCATAATTATGGTATTCCTAATTTATATCCTCAAATAGAAATATGGAATATTGTTGGAACTGGATATGCATGGGGAAAACCAGAAATTATTTATCCGGTAAGAATAGACTATGTTGATGATAATAACTTAAAAGTATATGTAACTACTCCACTTGATAGAGCTATTTTTATCGCAGGTGAGAGAATAACAAATGATGATTTTGAGGTTGAAGCACCTGAAGTAATGGTATTTAGTCTTCAAACTGTTACACCTAGTGGTGTTGATGGTATTGTACTTGAACTTTGGGAGAGATTATTTCCTTTAAGTGATAGCGTTGATCAAGTCACAAAAGATTTGAATCCAATGGATTGTAAATCGTTTGCTTATAATAATGAGATATATGTTAAATCTAATAATACAAAAGTAAACTTTGATACCTTAGCCGATGCTGGTAAATATATTCATAAGTATAATCCTTCAACATATACTTGGTCAACAGTAACAACTGCTGGACCTGAAAGATATTTAAGTTCTTTTGAACAAATTAATGGTAAAATATATATTCATGGTGGTTATGAAAGTGGGTTTGTTCCAGAAAATGAAACGTGGTCTTATAATATTTCTGCTGATACATGGACACTTTTGTCAACTGCAGGACCGGCTTATCTATTTTCTTCATATACAAATAATGGTAGTGATAAATTATATATGTACTCTGGTATAGATAATACTTATACTACTAATGAAGATTTATGGGAATACAATGTCAATACAAATACTTGGACTTTATTGGCATCAACATCACCTTTGACATATAATGATACTCTAAGGTCATTATATTATAGTGATACAGATAAAATTTATTATATAAGTTCAAATGAAATGTATACTTTTAATTTATCTGGTAATAATTGGTCAGCTTCATTACCATTTCCTTTTACCTCCAGTGTTTATTATCATGAAATAACTTCAATAGAGGGTGCAATTTATGTAAATGGTGGTTACAACACAAATACTTTATGGAATTTTGAAACATATTCTTATGATATTGACTTAAATGTGTGGACACAACTTACAGATTTACCATATGGTTTACAAGGTCATTTTGTAGAAAATGTTGGTGGTATTATATATTCTGGTGGAGCATCATCACTAAAAAATTATGTATTAGAATATGACCCAGAAGGTGATACATTTGAGATTTCAAATGTAGAAATAGGTGATAATTATATACCACAAAGAATTTCGTATATTAATTTTGAATATAATGATTTATTATATTTATTAAGTGGTTTACAAACAAGAGACTTGGATGATCAATGGATTTATAACCCATATACAAATACATCAACTATGTTGGCATCAAGTAGTGATATAAAAAGATTATGGAATCCTTCTATTTCTGTTTTAAATAATAAAGCTTATGTTTTTGGTGGATATAATACAGATACTTCTTCATATTCATATAAATTATTTTCTTATGATGTATTAACAGAAACTTGGGACGAACTTGCTAATTTACCAACATCTGCAGGTAGACGAGCACCAACCTCTGTAATATATAATAACAAATTATATGTACATGGTGGTAGTACAGGATCATCAACATATACAAACGAAACTTGGTCATATGATATTTCAGGTAATACTTGGACTCTTGTATCAACCGCAGGACCAACTGCTAATTATATGTGTTCTGTATTATATGATGGTAAAATGTATGCACATGGTGGTAGAACAACAGGAGGTGGTTATTTAAATAATCTATGGTCATATGATGTTTCGGGTAGTACTTGGACTCTTGTATCAAGCGCAGGACCAACCAATGCGGTGTCAAGAATGATATTGAATGGTGATGATATCTTTATTGTTGGTGGTCTTCAAAATAATAGTTTTTGGCAATATGATATATCAGGTGATTCATGGATACAATTAAATTCAGTTTTTGATGAAGACCTTGAAGATTTGTCTTATTGGAATATTTCTTCAATATTAAGTAATGGTTCTATATATCTTTATGGTGGTCAACTCAATAGTGTATATCTTGATAATATTATTAAAAATAAAATAGAAGAACCTGCAACAATAACAGAAGTTCCTTCGGTTTTTGTAAAAGATGATGAGGCATATCCTGTATCACACTTTTTCTCTTTTAATCATGATAATGAAATGTATATCTATGGTGGTAAAGCAGAAGAATATGTAGGAGGTATTGCTTATTCATTACGAGATACTGGATATGTTTCAAAATATGATTATATCAATAAAACTTGGTCTATTATATCAACTGATGGACCATCTCGTTTTGATTTTGTTGCAGGTTATTATAATGGTAAACTTTATGTTCACGGTGGTAGAGACACAAGCAATAATTATTACTCAGATACTTGGTCATATAATATATCTGCCGATACTTGGACACAAGTTGTAACGGGTGGTTTATCAATTAATAGATCGGTATATGCTTCTAATGATGAAAAACTTTATTCATATGGTGGTTTTTTAACAACGACAAGTACACATGCTTTGTATGAATTTGATATGAGTTCAAATACTTGGTCAACAATATTAACCGCTGGAGATGTTACATTTCCTGATTGGATGGTATATCATGATGATAATCTTTATGTACATAGTAATTCTTCATCATCTTTCCAATTATATGACATTTCAGGTGATAGTTGGTCAGGAGAATTAACTTATCATAGTGATACAATTTATTATTCAAAAGCTGTTGTTTATAATGATAAGATTTATATGACAGGTGGCGCCACACTAACAACTACATTGTTTTCTAATTTAATTCTTTCAATATATGATATTACAGGTGATAGTTGGAGTTACAGTAGTGAATATTTATTAACAGAATCGGTTAATTCTAATTTAATAGAATATAATGATAAACTTTATACTTATAGTGGTGGTGATGGTAATTATTTAAGCCCAACATATATGCAGGTTTATGATGTTGCTGGTGATAGTTGGTCATTTGATAATGTTGAAAAAACAAAAGCATTTTTAAAATTTTCGGGTACCGGAAATATTTGTGAATTAATTAATAATGAGGCCTTTGTTTTTTATAACGATTCATATAATAACATATGGGAAGAAGCTAAATTTAATATTGATACAAATACATCAACATTAATAACATCTGCATCAAGTATACCTAGAGGTTTATATAAAGCAACAACAGTGGTGGGTGATAAAATTTATATGTTTGGTGGTTCAGATTCATCATATGATGATATATTATATGAATATGATACAACAACATATTCATTGTCGGTGGTAAGTACATATACTGGTCACGGTAAATATAGTTCTATAATGGAAACATATGATAATAAATTATATATTCACGGTGGTTTTGATGTCGCAAAATCTCAATATACTTATGATACTATAGAATATGATATTACAGGTGATACTTGGACAGTTGTATCATCAGCCAACGGTGGTAGTACAGGAACCTCCATGTCATCTACTGTAAGTGGAAGTAATATATATACATATGGTGGACAAACAAATACTACTGAATTATGGAAATTTGATATAAATACAAGTACTTGGTCATTATTATCATCAACTGGTGGACCTGATGCATTTTTTGGTCATTCAATATACATATATAACAACATATTATATGTATTTGGTGGTGTATCAACAAATAAAAATATTTGGACATACAATTTATCAACAGATACTTGGGCAATGTTGGATGATACTTTTGATAAAACATTATTAAACTCCAATTCTGTTATAAGAAATAATATAGTATTTTTCTTTAATGGTTATTATGGTGTTGTTAATAATGATAAAGTATTGAGATATAAAATAACATGAGATTAAAAGAATATTTAAACGATATTGATAAAGTAAGAAACATAAAAATCGGCCTTGTGAAAAACGAGGCCGAATACCATTCTTTTATTCAAAGTTTGAAAAAAAAATATGATTTAAAACGAGATATTATAAAGGAAATTGATGAATTTAATCAAGAGTTCAAAAAAATTTATAAAGGTAAATTTAAATTTGATTTTTGTATTCAAGAAGATATAAATATTGATAGTCTTAAAATAAAAAATTTAAGAATAAAAGAGAAATTAAAGTTAAAGTGGTTTCAATTAAATCACGATTTAAGTAAAATAAAAACCGAGTTAGAAGATAAACTTAGTGTCTGACAAGCGTTCCTCACGGATTGGTGATTTTATCTAAAAATCATACAGGCTAAGTTCTTATTTAAAAATCAAGGTGAATTAATGAAAATTTATGGTAAAACAGAAATGCGTGGTCCTTTTTGGACTCAAAGAGTAAATACATCAGCAGATGTCTCATGGTCAAGTTCACGATTAGGTAGATTAGTATATGCTAAAGCAACGGATACATTATGGTTCTGTGGCTTGACTGCTTGGATTGAGGTTGCCGGTTCAACTAGTTTGATAAATACCAATCAAACAATGGTTTTTTTTAATTACCCATTACCTACAAACTGGACTTTAAAAACGGATATTATAAATGATAGAATGATAATACTTGAACCCACTACTCCGGGAGCAGCTGGAACTTATGGTGGTACATGGATTATATCAGGTATGAATAATACAACATCAACACATAATCACTATGCTCCTGGTGGTGTTAGTCAATCATCATCATCAACAAGAATTGGTAAATCAGATAGAAATGATTATCAATCACAACCTGACCATAGACATTATCTTTCATATGATGGTACGCATACACACACATTTGACGGTGGTTGGAGAACACCGTTAGTTTTCGGTATCGTTGGTGTTTATAGTGGATAATAGGAGAAGTTATGAAATTTCATGAAATTGATATAAAAGGTTATTTTAAATTACCTATAGAGGCTAATATTAGTTCAGTAACACATTTAGGATCAGCAGATGAGGGAAGAATATTTTATTCATCGGGTCAAGATACAATATATTATGGTACAAATACGACTTTTGTAAGAATACCAGGAAAATATGATATTTATGAAAACGGTGATGTTGTTTTAATGGGTACATATCCATTTCCAAATTATTGGACTTTAATAAATTATGGGTCAAGAGGTATTAGAATAGTAAGTACTGGTTCATCTGCCGGTGCAGTTGGTGGTACATGGACAATAACAGGATGTGATACACAAGGTGCACATACACACACAACAGGTACGGCTACTCAATTAGATTCAATTGGTAAAGATGATAGTTATGCAGATACGTCACCAAGTACTCATACACATACAATGGAATATGACGGTTTACATACACATGCATTTGATGGAAATTGGAGACCAGCTTGGGTTAAATTCGTTGCTGCGAGGTATGATAGGTAATGAAATTTTATGGAATAGATATTCAAAATAAATTTTTTGTTCAAATTGTTTCAACAGTTGTTGGTTTAGCACATGCTGGTGCAACAGATGAAGGTAGAATAGTATATAATTTAACAGATGATCACTTATACACCGCATCACAGAGTACTTGGAATAAAATTGTAATTTCCACTGATATATATTCAAATGGAACAAAACAGTTATTTTTAAATTACCCATTACCAGCCAATTGGACAATTGATGCCGCTCATAATGATAGAATGTTGGTATTATCACAAAATGGTTCATTTGCAAATGGTATATATGGTTCATGGACAATTACTGGTATAAGTACTACTGGTAATCATAATCATGGTGGTTATACTGGTTTACCATATGGTAGAACAATTTACGCTGGTAAATCTGATAGAGAGGGTTATGGTGGTGAAGACAATCACCTACATAGCATGTCAACAGCTGGAAATCACCAACATACGTTTGATGGTGCCTGGAGACCAGCATATGTAAATGGAATAAAAGCAACATATAGTGCTTAAAAGGAGAAATTATGGCTGAATTAGATGAAAAATTAATGCATTATAGAAATATAAGAAATATAATGCAAAAATATAAAAGAATTGCTATATATGCTTTACCCGGAGAAGGTAAATCTCATATAATGGCAGAATTAAAAAAGAAATTTGAACCAGAGTGGAATTTTTATCATTTTGGTCGTGGTATTACAAAAGAACCATACATTATTGAATTACCAGATACTTTTCTCCCAGAGAATGTTTTAAATGATCTACCAGTTATTGATATTATTTATTGTCTTCAATATTCAAAAGAATATAAGGAAAGAATAACTGGTATAAGTTTTGGTAATGTTTATAGACCTTTTATGGACTATATAAGAGAAATGAAATATGCAAGAGCCGGTAGTCTTAATCTATCGGGTAGAAGATTTAAAAGTATAACAGAATTAGAAAATGTGATAAGGAGTGTTATGTAATGAGATTTAAGAAAGCTTTCAAATGTTCAAGATGTCCAGAAAATAATGGTGAAAATGGATGTCCAATGTGGTGGGAAATGATTTTAAAAAATAGTGACACAGATGAAACAAAAATTACTAAAGCTTGTGGATTTACACAACTTCCACAAATGCTCGCTTTAATATCAACAGATACAATGCACTCAGTTGCGGCATCTTATGATATGAGAAATAAAGTTATAAAAAATATTGGTAAAGTAATTTTTGCCATCAATGAAAAAATGAATTTGGAATTTAAAGAAGAAGAAATTGAAGAAATGTCGTCAATCGAAGATAATGATAAAAAAATGATTGAAGATAGGGGAGAGTAACTAAATGGAATTTCAAGAAATTGATACAACTGGAAAAATATGGGTTCAAAGATTAGCTTCTATACCTACATGGACAACTGCTGATAAAGGTAGAATTATATATAATACAGCAAACGGTTATTACTATTTTGGTGGTGCTAGTTCGTGGGTTATAATGACAACCGGTGTAAATACAACATATTTAAGTAGAACAACTACAGATTCACACGCCGGAACAATTTATCCAACGGTAGACGCCGCGGTTAATTTAGGTGGTGGTGTAAACAGATACGCCAATATTTATGCGGTAAATTTTCATGGTATTGCAACATCAGCAAAATACGCTGACGTTGCTGAAAAATATATTTTAAAGACTGATTATCCTATAGGAACCGTTTTAAAAATCAATAATAATGAAAATTTTGAAATGAGACAGGTTAGTAATATAGATGATTTGGTAAGTGGTGTTGTTTCTAAAAATCCTGGTTTTATTCTAAACTCTGAATTAGAAGGTGGTACATCGGTTGCATTAGTTGGTAAAACGCCTGTAAGAGTTATTGGACCTGTTACAAAGGGTGATATGATCGGACCTTATGATGATGGTTGTGGAATAAAGACAGAAGACAGAACCAATATGTTTGCTATTGCATTAGAATCATTCTTTGGAGAAGGTGTTGAAGAATTAGTAATGTGTTTGTTAAAATTATAAGTTTACATTATTGACTATTTAACTTATAATATAAAATATGTGAGGTGATAAAAATGTCTTTTCAATTTCAATTAGTTGTAACAGAGAAATGTAATCTAAATTGCTCATATTGTTATATGAAAAAAAATTCAATCAATATGAGTAATGAAACATTTGATAAACATTATAAAGCATTGCCAATATTAATGAGTAAATATAATCAATCTGATTATGTAACATCATTTTTTGGTGGTGAACCATTATTAAATTTTGAATTAATAAAATACGCAGTTAATATATTAAAAAATGACCCAAAATGTAAGGGAATGACAGTTGTTACAAATGGTCTTCCTCTTGGTCCTGATAAGAAGAACTTTTTAAATGAAAATGGTGTTAATATATCAATATCATTTGATGGGTTATGGAATGATGTAAATCGTAAACTTATAAATGGTGGAGATTCTGTAAAATATTACATAAACAATAAAAACTTTTTAAGATTAAAAAGTTGTAAGGTAATGGTAGGTCCGAAAAGAGGAACTGTATCTATGGTTGATAACTATAGATGGTTCATGAATGAGTTTGATATATTAAGTCCTGATTATACTTTAGTAAGGGACGATATATGGTCTGATGAAGATGTTGAGTTGTTTTCTAAAGAATTAACTGAATTAACTGATGAAAATATTAAAGTTCTATTATCCGGTAAAGAATCTATAATCGGATGGTATGAACTTTATTTTTTGGATACATACATATATAAAAAGTATGGAAAGAGAAAATTTGGTTGTTTTGCTGGAAATCACGGTTTATCATTTATGCCAGATGGTTTTGTATATCCTTGTGCGAGATTTGGTAGTAAAAAGGAATATTTAGTATATGACTCAATTTTAAATCATTTTTATGAACCAGATAGATTGGAAATTATAAGTGATAAGATATCCAATCCTCAAGAATATAAAGAGTGCAAAGAGTGTTCATTATATAACATTTGTAATGCTGGTTGTTTATATTCCCAATTGGATTATAGTAAAAAAGTTGATGGTGAAATAAGATGTAGACCAATACCAAATGTATGTAAATTATTGAAATTATTATATTCAGAAACATTAAGATTGGTCAATACTGTTGGTGAAACAAAAGCATTTAAAAAAGTTGTTGAAAAATCTATAAAAAGGATAGGATAAAAATGGATAGAGAAACAAAAGTGTTCTTATGTGTGAAAAGTTTATTTAATATATCAAATGACTTAAAAGATGATTTTGAGGATTATTCAAATATATTATTATTTATTGCAGATAATATAGCAAGAAAAATGGAAAAAGAAATGGAAAATACAAAACCATCAATTCATAAAGATGGTAATATACATAATTTAGGTGAGGGTGTGAAATCTCTTAATGAATATATGGATAACACACCAAAAATGGAAAAAGAAAAAAGTTTAGATTTTCCAATTCAAACACCAGAAGAAAGAATGATTGAAGAACAAGTTGATAATACTATAAAAGAAGTAAGAAAAGAATTAAGTAATTCAATAAAAGAAGAAACGAGTAATGTCGGATGCTGAAAAGAAAAGTAAGATATTTTCATATTGATTTGAATACAACAAGATCATGTAATATGGCTTGTAAATATTGTTTCGAACCAAAAGAATTAATACCTATAGGTAATAAACTTGACTTTGATTTTACTAAATCTTTTGTATATTGGGTAATGGATTTTGTTAAATCATCATTTTTTATTGATAATTATGATATTTTAAGTATTGATTTTTGGGGTGGTGAACCAACATTATGTTCATATGAAATTAAATCAATTATTGATTACTTCGAGAATTATGAGAATATAAAATTTTATATTTACAGCAATGGATATGATATATCAGATATTAAAGAGACTTTAATAAAATATAGAAATAAAGTGGTATTAGATAACTCACCTAAATTATTATTACAAGTTTCATATGATGGTGAAAAATTACAAGATAAGTATAGAGTCAATAAAAAAGGTGAGGGTACAAGCAAAAGAGTAAAATCAAATATAGAGTGGTTAAATGATAAAGAAATACCATTTGTAATAAAATCGGTTATTTCACCAGTTGATTTTGACTTAATGATTGATTCGTATGATGAAATAAAAGAGTTAATTTATAACAATAATGTAAATACTGGTTATTTTCCTACAATTGAATATTATAATTCTGAAAGATTTACGGAAGAAGAAATACAGGACCATTTGAGTAAATTAAGATATTCAATGACTATAATAACAGCAAAAGAAATAATAAGTATTTTGGATAAAAATGAGAGATTATTTTTTACTTGGTTAAAGGGTAATATAGCATTATGTAATGCCGGTCAAAACTATATATCAATTGATTATGATGGAAATATATATTCCTGTCATGGTTGTTTTTATTCAAATAAAAAAGATCATTATTTTACTAATATGTTAAGTAATAGTAATTCAATAGATTGGATTAAAATAATTTGTAATAAAAATAAACTAAATAATAACTATATACCTCCTAAATGTGAAGAATGTGACACATTAATTTGTCTAAGATGTAATGTTGTAAAATATGAAAACAGTAAAAAAGAAAATTATTTTGATAAATGGAGAGACTATTCAAATCAACCAACATTATGTAGATATTATAGAGAGGCAAGCAAATTTATAAAAATTTTTAGAAATAAATTGGGGAGAGATAAATTAAATGGCGTGTACAGGTCATGTTAATAGTTGTTTAACACATCCGGGATATATAGGACCACGAACAGCAACAGTTTGGACTGATCCAACATTAAATACTAGTATAACAATAAAAGCAACTCATTTTAATCAATTAAGAACAGCAATCATAAATGAATTAGCAGTTAGAGGTTTGGGAACTAGTGGTATGTATGGTGCGCAAAGTTCTGGTACTATTATATATTCAGTTTTATATAAAGGTTTAAGAAGTAATATGGAAAGAATTGATGCGGCTCAATGGGCCGCCTATAGTGCTGTAGAAAAAGCAAAAATGAATGATACAGCTCTAGCAATTGGTTCATTAATAGAAGATACAACAACTGCTGCATTTAGAACATACACAAACTATATGGAAAGTTTATGTGTGTGTAATTGTAATTACGCCTGTACTTGTGATTGTAATTATTGTACTTGTAATTGTGCAAATGAATGTAGTTGTCAAACATATTATTATTAAAAGGAGAAAGATGTGGGTAAATTAGCAAAAAGTTACTTTATCATTTTCGATAAAGGTGATATGTGGCAAGTAACAGGAACAGTAAATATTCCAGAAGGTTATGAAGTATCGGAAAACCATGATGGTGTTCTTGATATGTCTGATTTTAATGTTAGAGAGGTTTTTCTTTACGCTAAGGAAAAAATAGAAAATAATAATGTTTATATTCCAAAAAACTATCAAGGTAGATTAGTAAAAGATGATCTTATTATAGTGCCTCATGATAAATTGGAAGTAAAAAGAGCTAGAACTATAAGTAAAGGTAAAGAAATTTTGATGCAAAAGGTTTCTTTATTTGAGATATTTGCTTCAGTTGAATTTATTATACTAAATAATTATTTATTAGAAAAGGGTTATGTTATTACTGATAGTAATAGACAAGATAAATACCTTGAAATAATAGAAACAGGTGATATAGAGTTAATAGAAAAATTAGAAAGATTTCTAAAATGTCGTGATGATATAATGATAAATTATACATTTCATTCAATATTTCGTGAATTTAGATTAAATCTTGAAAAAGCAGAGAGTGAAGAAGAAATAGATAAAATTTGGAAAGAATTTGTTATAATATTTTAATATGTTAAGAAAAAAATACTTGTTTATACCAAAAAAATTTGGTAAATTGAAAAGGGGTGCTTGGATGGCCTCTTTAGATTTGAAGGAAACTTTTGATGAGTTTATCGACATAAGAGAAAGTAGAAGTATAAGAAGAATTTCAGATGTAGTTAATGATTATGAAAAATTAATATTCATTACACAAGTACCTCATTTATATCACTTAAATATAAGTTTTATTGCGTTAAGAAATATCAATCATTTGATTTATCTAAGGGGGGAGTATGTATCTCCCCTTTATAATTCTTGTAATAATGGATTTCATTATTACAGAGAACATAATCAAATAAAACATTATATTCCATTCATACCTAACCTACCAAAATATGAAAATAAGAATTATAGAGTTGGTTTCTATTATAGACCCTGGCTAAATCCAGATTCTTGTAAATGGTTTATAGATAATTATGTAGATAATGACATACCTATAATGACTATGGGTAGTGTACCCATAAGATTACTTCAAAGAAAGAATTGGAAACATACATTCGATAGAAATGAATTTTTTAGTAACATAACAGATTATATTTACGTCAAATCAAAAAAATTTAATGACCCATTTCCTACTTCTTTATGTGAAGCTGTTCAAACGGGTAAGAATATTAAAATAATTGATATAGGATATAGACCTTTTAAAGATGGTATTAATGATATTGAAGATTGTATTAATTATGATGATAGTTTATTAAACTTTTCTAATTGGATAAAGTGGTATGGGAATATTTTGAATAATGGATTCAATAATGTAATGGATAGGAATAAATATAATAATTTTTCTAATTGGATATTAAATGAAGTAATTTAATATCTCTCCCCTATATCTCTCTTTCTCCCCAACAACTAGTTTATTATAACACATTTTGGGAGAATGTAAACATAAAAAATGAAAAAAATTTTTATTTTATCAGACCATAGATATTTGAGTGGGTCACTAATAAATCTACTGGATTTTCAACAATATTTAAAAGATGTTGAAAAATACAACGTAACATTTATATGTGAAGATAAGCTCATAAATCATAATCTAATTAAACTAACTAATAGAAAATACACATTCGATAGACTTGATAAAATAAAAGATGTGATTATAATAAAAGGTTGTTTGATAACAGATTTTAAATCCCTATGTTCAACTTACCTTAATAATAAAAGAATATTAGCAGATAAATGTATTGTGGTTGATAACATTGAATTAACATTTTATTTGAATAAAAGAAGTGACACACATTTATATTATGATATTGACCTATATAATTGTTTAAATTATCATAAAGTGAAAAATTTCATATTTTTAATGCCAAAATTTAATAAAGATATTTGGGATAATATATATAGTGATGTAAAATCAGAAGTCTTTTATAAGAAGATAAATTTAAATTTATTGAATCATATGAATATTAGTAATAACGGTAAACTATTTTTCAGGTCACATAATTTTTATCTTGATGATGATATGGTAAATTTTACTAACATATCAACAATAATAAAGAATAAATATTCCAATTCAGTTGAGTTGAATCTGTTAAATTATAAAGATATATTCAATTATAAAGGTTATATTTACTGTAAAAAACCAGAGACATATTATTTTGAACAATTTGGTAGACTGATATTTGAGTATATATTGTTAGGAAAAGAGATACATTGGTTTGATAATCCTTATGAATATGATGATGGTTTAAAAGAATATTTAAATTACTATAGTGAGGATAAAAATCAAATTGAATATCTTATGAATAAAAAATATGAAGAAAAGCCATGGGAGTAAAATATGATATTAGAAACTGTAATTATTGAACCATTTGTTTATTATGATACAAAAGAACAAATGAAAAATGCATATTTTTCTCTTATTGGAAAAGAGAGATTAGAAGATTGGAAAAGAATTGAAAAAGAACAAATGAAAAATGATGAGTTATTAAAAAGAGTTCATCATTTCTCATTAAATGAGTTTGAAAAATATGTTGTTATATATTATTCAATGTGGAAAAATGAGAGAAGTAGAGTAAAAAATTTACAATATTTAGATCGCATTAATCAAATTATTGAAAGAGATTCATGGTATATTAATGAATATAAAGTTAAACTCATAACAAATTATAAAATGTGGATGAAAAAATACTACATAGAACATGTTATGGAAAACAATAAAAAGATAATATAATGTTTACAATATTGTAATAATTTGGTATAATAACATAAAAATTTCAAAGGAGTAATAATGGCAAAACCTTATTATGTAAAAAATTCAGAACTCTTACCTCATATTCATGTATATAGAGAGACAGGAGTTGTATCAGAAGAACTTGGTGGATTTATCTATAAGATAGCATACAATTATGCAAATAAAGGAAGTTTTTACGGTTATACTTGGAAAGAAGATATGGTATCAGAAGCAGTATTGACTTGTATTAAGTATATGCATAATTTTGACCCAATGGCCCAGAAAAGACCAAATCCATTCGCATATTTCACAACAGTTATTCATAATGCCTTTTTGAACTATATAAGAAAGCAGAAAAAACATAGTAAAATTAAAGACATATGTTGGAAAAATTGTTATCTACTAGATAAAGAAGAAATATATCATACAAAAGCTATTGACTATAGAGTAATGAAAAGGACAGATGATGCGGACGAGTCGTGTTAATGTTTTATATTTAACTACCAAATGTAATATGTCATGTGACTATTGTTATGAAAAAGCGAGTAGAGATAATCTACCAGAACAAATTGATGTATCAAAAGAAGATATTAATAAATTTTTAAAAGAAATATCAGAAAGAGAGAAAAATCAAATATCCACCATCGTCTTAATGGGAGGTGAGGTATTTCTCAAACCTAATTTATTAAAATATGTATTTGATAAAATGAGTAATATGAATCATAAGTGGGGATCATCAATTACTACAAATGCAACATTATTTGATAATGGTGAGTTAATAAACGATTTATATTTTAATAAGAGTAAAAATGTAAGTTTAACTATTGAAATAAGTTATGATTGTAGCGGTCATGATAGAAGAACATTTAGAAATGGTCGTTTCACAAAAAAGGTAGTTGAAAATTCACTTGATTTACTTGTAAAAAGTAACATACCCTTTAAAATTAGTTATACACTACATAAAGATAACTATAATAATTTTGTACATGATATGATTTACATATGTGAACGATGGGGTAGTCATCTTTTAAATATAAAAGTATCACCATTTTTTAGTGAATTAAATGAATATTTTGGTGAAAATTCATTGGAGAAAATTGGTATTCTGGCCAATGCTATAGGAAAAAGATATAAGATATATATTTGTGATTTCAATTGTAGTGTGTGTAAAAAATGTGATAGGTCAAATTTTATTGGTAATTCTTATTTATCACCTAATAAGAGTATAATATATGAAGAAAGTGAAACACAAAAATTATTTGATAAGTGGTAAAAATGATAAAAGTAGAAACAAAATCAAAGGTTATTGGACGTCCACAATATTCTAAAAACATAGTAAAATCAAAACCACAATTAGTTGCTTTTGGTGATATTGATATGTTTAATAGTGGTAATGTGAAATTATTATGGACACCCACAGAGGTTTGTAATTTTAATTGTTCTTATTGTGGTTATAAAAGAATAAAAAATCCACACCATTCAACAAATGGCGATATAAAAAGATCAATTAAATTTATGGAAAGAATACAAGATGTAAAAATCATAAAGAAATTATTTATCATTGCTGCTGAACCAACATTGGTAAAAAATTTAGACTTGATAATAGGTACTATAAAACCTTTATTGATAAATTGTGATATTATAACATTATATTCTAATATGAGCGCAAGTATAGACTTGTATAGAAAAATAATGGATTTGTTTATTGATGGTAGTATGATGTTTTCATTGTTTCCATCATTTCATAAAAAAGACATAGATGTAGATGTTTTTATGGGTAAATTATGGACTCTCAAAGAAGAATATGGTAATTACAGTAACATATCTCTTGACAGTATTAGTTTTATGGTTGAAGATGATGATTATCACGAAAGAGCAAAAGAAGTTTATGAAAAATATCCAGGTCTTAGATTTCATTTGTTTCCAATAAGAGAAAAGGGTGATATAATTAAGATAGAACAACAATTTTATCAAGAACCATATAAAACAAAGAATAATATAGTAAAAATTTATAAAGATGGTAGTGAATATTTCTATACTAAATTTTTGAATAATGAATTACCATTAGTACCTGAATTTAAAAATTTTATATGTCAATCATGGGATAATTTGTTATATCTTGATGCAAAAGGATATTTAAGATATTGTACTTTAACAAATCCTCAATGGGATATGAATATAAAAGACTTAGAAGAAACTATTCAAAAATTGAGAAATAAAAAAAGACAAGTTTGTAATGTATCTCAATGTTTTTGTGATTGGGATGTTCCAAAATATAAGATATCTGAATACAATAAGATAAAGTCATGGACAAAAAAAGACATATTACAACTGAAAATGTTGTAATATTTTACAATTGGTTTAATGGTATAAATGGTGCGTTGATAGATGCTTTTGAATATTATATATCAATATTAGAAAAAGTACCTGTTAAATTTCTATTGATAAATCGTATAGATAGAAAACTTGATAATATATTACACATGTTTGAAAATAGATATGATTTAGATGATCTGAAATGGAAAGAAAATATAATAACAACAACACTTCCTAAACTCATTCATCTTAATTTTAAGAACTCTTTAGTTGTTGACTACTCAACTATAAACAAGACAAAGGGTCTTTTAAGGTCAGAAAAGATAATTGTAATATCTGACTTTCATACAGATAAAAAAGAGTTTATGTATGATAAGAAAAAACAGAATGTTATATACTATGGTGAAATGCCATTTGTTTATAATGATGTTCCATATAGAATGAAATTTTTATTTGATAGATTCAAAGAGTTGAGATATGTGAAAGATAGAATATATATCAATAGTCCATTCAATAAAGATATCAGTTTTGTGAATAAGTTGAATCTGAATAAAGAAGTTATATTTAAGTCAACATCACATTTAGATAATTTATTTGAACAGTTTAATACCTATATATACTATCACGCAAATAAATGGTTTGACCCACATCCAAGACTGTTTCACGAATGTTATTTTTATGGTAAGAACATTCAATATATCAATGATTACGGTGTGTTAGATGGTGGTTATTATAGATATGTTGATTTGAAAAAAACGGGTTTAAATAATAGATATTTGAATGAAAATGATGAAATAGTGAAAGAGTTTCTATGAAAAAAATATTAATGATACATGATGTTAATGAAGATATACTAAAACTACCGCTGGACCAATACATCTTAACTTTTGATGATGGTTTATATAGTCAATTTTATTATTGGCCTCTTATAAGGGAGATTAATACAGAGAAAATCTTTTTTATAACTTGTTCATATGTATCTGATTATAGTATGGAAAGACCTGTTTTTAATGGTAAATATTATAGATTTATGGATTGTATCAATGCTAGACAAGATTTTGAAAAGTCTGGTGATAGGTCACAATATATGTCTTTATGTGAGATATATAAGATATACTCAGAGGGTGGAATCATAGGTGGTCATAGTTATTTTCATAAGAAATATGAAAAGGGTATCATATTGGATTTATTAGAATTTAAGTATGATACCGAAAGAATGATAAAATGGTTTGATGAGTTATTAAAGATAAAACCCACTCATTATTGCTTCCCATTTAATAAAGAGAAATTATTAATGAGAGAAATATTAAGAAGATATGGTTTCACCAATTTCTATGGCAATGAAAGAGTACCAGTGGAGGCTCTATTATGAATTATCTAACATTATTTTTAACTGAACAATGCAATAGAAAATGTGAATATTGTGACATAAGTAAAATTGAAAACAAGAAAAAACCTAATAAACCTACCGTCAGAAAATTCATACCACTAATAAAAAAATCTTCTTGGTCAAATATAGTATTAACGGGTGGGGAGGTTTCTTTAATTGACCCATTACTATTAGATTTCATAATGACTGAGTTAAAAGATAAGATACTCAAAATCAACACAAATGGTTTGTGGTTTAAATTTGGTCATTTCAAAAAATATTATGAAATAACCGACTACATTCAATATCATCCCATATCTGAAATAAATGAACATTTTGAACCTATAATTGATAAAAAAATAACTTATTACTTTCCAATACACAAGAAGAATATTGATTATCTTGATGATTTTTTGAATAGAAATAGAAATTTAGTAATAAGATTAGCACCTTATGATATGAAATATTTGAATAATAAGTATTTGTTAAGTGTTGGTGATTTTACTGAAATAAGTAGAATCATAGGAAAATATGGTAACATAACAACCGATACAAAGAAAATGTTTGATTTTCTTTCAAGAAATAATGATTTAACTTTGTTAAAGAAAATGTGTTTCTATCCATCAATAGATTTTGTTAATTGTAGGATTAACAAATGTATAAAAAGTCATTCACTATCTACTTGGATATCACTAACTGAAGAAAATTTTAACAATATGGAACAGTTAAAATATACTAAAGATAGTATGTGTGATTATTGTCATATGTTTGTAAGAGATTTTGAAACAATAATAAGGAAATTAGTATGTTCGGATTAGAGAATAAGTTATCTGCTGTTAGATTTTCATTGTTTATAACCGAGTTGTGTAATTTAAAATGTGAGTATTGTGATATACCACTACAAAAAGAACATTTTGATTGTAATGCAAAACTATTATTAAAATATCTACCAATTATTGATACATATGATTTTGATTGTTATACTCTTACTGGTGGTGAACCAGGACTTTCATCCTGTATTCCAGAAGTATTTGACATTGTAACAAAACCTGTAAAAGTCAATACTAACGGAGTGTTCTTTGAAAGAGGATTTTTCGAAAAATATTATGATAAAATTCAAGAGGTTGGATACCATCTTTTGAAGCATCCTGGCGAAGTCGTTCCAGATTCGTCGTTATTGAGAGATAAAAAAATAGTGTTATACATACCCTTCGATAATTATAATTGGTTTTTGATACCTAAAATGGTTGAAGATAATCCTGATATAATGTTCAATTTTATACCTTATATTAGAAAGATAGAAGGTGATAGTCACGATAAAACAGTATCACTTGACAATATGAGAAAGTTATACAAATCAATATATCACTTCAAAAATACTCAATCAAAAAGTTTATCAATATTAATGAATAAATTAAATCAATCCAATTTAGAATCCCATAGAAAATTTTGTATGAACTCAAATACTCGTTATTTGTTTGACTTCACAAGAGGAAAAATATATAGGTGTGCTAAAAGCCGTATACATAATAAAAGTGTAGAAATGAATGATGAGAATATTGATAAAATTAAGACATTTACATTATTCGAGAATGATGATATTATGGACGAGGCTTGTAAAGATTGTTACTATTTTACATTCTTTTTAAGATATGCAATGAGAAATAGTATATTAAAGAATAAGAGGAATTATAGTTGAATATAATTTTCAGTGGTTCATTTCATAATTATGTTTATGATGATACTCTATTTGTATCATGGAACTTGATAGAAGATTGTAATTTTAACTGTTACTATTGTGGAACCAAACAAGGTAGAAGTTATGGTAAGGATAACTATAAGAAATTATTGAATGAAGAATTGATATCAAATGTAATAGATTTAATATCTTCAAAAACAAATTATGAAAAGATTGATTTTACTATATCAGGTGGTGAACCAAGTATAATAGAAGAACATCTTTTTGAATTTTTACTAAATGAGATAAAAGATAAATTAAGTTCTTTCAAAACAACCATTAGATATATGACTAATTTATCTAATGAAATTTCATATTATAAAAAGTTATGGAATATACTTGATAACTCAAGAATATTATTTTCACCAACAATACATTATCAAAGTAATATTGATAAATTTGAAAGTAAAATAAAGAAATTATCATATGAACCTATTATAATTGATATAAGAGTTCCTATTATAGCAAAAAGTATTAGAATGTCTATACATAGATATGAGAAATTAAAGAAAATGATAAGTGAAAATATTTTTGTTATTCCAAAGTATATTATGGAATTTGAAAATAAGATAAACAAAAATACTTATGATTGGATAGTTAGAGAGAATGAAGATATAGTTTATAAACAACCACTTGATTTATCTTTTGATACATTAATACTTGATGATAATGATAATGTTATTTGGAAAAAACAAAATAGAGATATATTCAGTAATTATTATAAAAAAGGAATAAAATGGATATGTTATTTAAAATCTAATATCTTTATTGATTATAAAGGTTTATCTTGGAAGTGTATAAATGACTCAAATGCTGGTAAGATAATAGATAATGATATAGTATTATGTGAGTATCCAGTATGTTCTTGTGGTCATCAAATACCAAAGATAAATTTGAAGTATAAGAAAAGAGTTGAAA